TCCTTGAGCATGTGTAAGTAAAGCTTTAATAATTTGTTCTCTCATTTTACATGTTGTAAGGTTTACATTTTGTAGGGTTCTTGGGGTTTAGTATCAGTAGTAATCTTAAGAGGTGCTTGTTCGATTCTAATAGTCTGAACTGGACCAGCACTAGCCTTCGCCATGATTGCTTCTATGTCCTTCGCAGTAACAGGAGGAGTACCACCTGCAGGATTGCCGTTCTTATCCATCTTCATAGTACCATCACCTTTCTTAGATGCTGTCTGAATTCCGAAGCTAGCAAGAACTCCTGTGAAAACTGAAGCTATGAAAGTTGGATCTATTTTTTGTTGCGGTACTCCTGGAATCGACACGTAATTTAACGTCAAGATTCCGCCCGACCAGGCAAGTACTGTAATTCTGACAGCTGTACTTATGATTGCCGCTTGTTCTTCGGCATCTGGTAACAGAGCAGACTTTAATTTACCTAGTGGACCTTTCGGCTCCTCCTTCTTTTTTACTTCCTCCTTAACGGGTTCAGTCATAAACAGTTTTTAACGCTGTTTATATATAGCAGGATTATATCACAGTATCCTTAATATTGTCAAGGTATTTCTTCTTCGATCCCTTAATCGTCTTCCAATCATCGTTAAGTGCTGCATCAATGTACTTAGTTATGAGGCTAGTGTCCTCATTATTCTCTTCCATTGCCTTGAAGATATCTGGGTAATCATTACCAGCAAATACACTCTCATACTTTGCAGCAGTCTTCTTAGTAAAGTCAGCAACTAATTTCTTATCCCAGTGATAGATTAGGTTAAAGATACCAGACTGTTGCTGATAACATATACCATCCATGATCATCCACTGTGAATCCCACCACCTTCTCTTCTCTATAGGTAAAGCACGTTGAGCAGGTGCTCTCCATATTGATGTGATCTCTTCAACCTTAGCACATAGTTTAGTAGGATTAGGAACAAATATAACACTCTTCTCAATTCCACCAAGTGTAATGACTTTCTCATTACCCTTGTACATATACCTCTTAGGTTGATAGTCAGCACCAAACAATTTAGTAGTGCTGTAGTCACTTATGTCTTCATAGAAAACTACAGTACCTCTAATCAATACAACAGGCAGTCTACTGTTACTACAAATAGTATGATGTAACTGGGACTGCCTTATTGATGGTGGGTACTGTACAAATTTATGACCTCCCTTTCCACACCAAGATTTAATCTCCTTAGTTATGGTTAGGTTAGTACCTATAAAATGAACCGTAGCTTTCTTACCTGGAAAGCCTACATTGAAAGTTCTTAATGCGGTAGTAGCTGTCTTAACGACAGAACTATCATCTGCCTTAACAACTATATGTGGTTGCCAATCCATTTAAACAAAGTCTTTTTATATATTTATGTCATCTTGGGAATGGATTGGTGGACCTAAAGTCTTGTACTCCAACTGCATCCGAAGAAAAGTAACCTCTTCCCTAAGTTCTTCGTTCTCTTTCTCCAGCAAATCGCAATGCTCTTGATAGATAATTACACTCATGGGTTCTTATATTTAGATATCGCAGATGCCCTGAAGATCGTTTGGATCTTGTGGGACAATCATATATTTGTTGCCATCTGGTTTCTCAACCAGTATAACTTCACCTTCCTCTGCTAATTTTATGTAGTGATTTTCTTTTTCCTTAAGATCTGATTCCTTAATTACAATCATTGTTGTACCCTCCATAAAGTTCCAGCAGGAATTGCAGCTGCTGGTCCAACTAAATCTATACGTTTGTGATTACATTCTAAACCTATGGTCTTGGTCTCACCAAGATAAGCAGTTGGTTCTATAGATTCACAACCTATAAAGGTAGATCTATGAGTCGTATCAGAAAGAAATCCTCTACGAGGTATTCCAACTCTCTCCATATAGTTTGGTTTGTATCCCCATACATTATACCATAAAGAAGTGCGACCTTCACTTCCTGGTAATATCCCGTGTATATAGGTGGGATCATACGCAACCATCTTACCTCTAGCAGGGTAAGAAAAGACTGCTTCTGTAGGTGGCCAAGGTTCTACATGTCTCTCAAACTTACTCTTGTGTTGAGCATTTAAAAAGATAGTTGGATTCCTATCTTGATCAAAGTATGTACATGTAGATAATAATGGATACTTCATCTCACCTTCTTGTATTCGATGAGATTCATCATGATCAGCATGAAATGTAATCATACTTCTATCATTATCCATGACATGAAACCACCATTCAAATCCAACTACACCATGAAACTGATCCTCAAATAAAAATGAGTATGAATCTAAGATGTATGCTTCAATTGCATTATCAGGTTCATCATGTATACCTATCCAAGCATTACGACTAAGAGGATTAAAGTCATTGATCTCATGGAGTATCTTAAGAGAAGAAAATCCATTCACAATCTTTTCAAACTGATAAACGTTCATCGTATGTCTACATCAATTAATCTAGTTCTTCTTTTCCTAGGGGCATCTGTTCCCAACTTAAGTTCTGGTTCTATCTTAGGTGGTTTAGGTATAGTTACTTGAACTACCTCATCTAAATTATTACCACCCATTATATCCCCCCTAACATAGGTCTGGTTGTCACAACCACATACATTGTAGTCATGATCATGTTGAGAAGTGAGAGTAGTATTACACTTCTTGCAGCGTACTGTTATCATCGGTCTTTTGAATATCTAAAAATAGAAACACCATATCTTCTTCTGAATGATTATAACCAGAGTGAGGATGATCCATAACATCCCACACCTGTGCTTCTCCATCTTTCCAGTGGATAGTCTCTCCAGTTTCTTCCCAGATCATATACTGTTCAGGGTATACACTCAATGGAATCTGTATCCTCCTGTAAGGTTGATCATATACATCTGGATCTTTGTGTGTCGGTAAATCTGTATCGGGAGTGAAGACTGCTATTGTTGCAAGCAGTATCTCTTTCTGTTGTAATATTTCTATTGCTCTTGGATCATCGACAATACTTTGTCTAACACCACCATGAGTATCTCTTCTTGCCTTGAGCCAACAGAAGTATATATCTTTATCGTCTCCTGTATTACTATCCTTTGCATAACCAACAGAGGTTGGTGCCTTTCTCAAAGGAAATTCATTACAAGATGCCCAATCATATAGGTAATCTACGTCAGCTTTCTTCATCTCGTACTAGTGCTAATAATGTAGGGTTGTCTTGTTCAATCCACTCATTCCATTCCATATACAGTGCAAACATATCATCGTACTGCTTGTCCATTGCTAGTACATCACTACGATCTTGCATCCACTGTAACAGATAGTGGCACTGCTCTTTAAGAATTGGTGGGGCATTGTTCATAGTGGAAATCCTTCTTCATATAGCGACCAAGGATATTAGAATTATAATAATTCTCATCCTCACTCAGTACATTATTTAGGAACAGTTGCCTAGTCTCTTCATAGTTTGTCCATCCCTTTGTACTGTGTAAACTTATTATTTCTCTACTGAAACAGGACTTTCCAATAGCTTTAACATCGGCCTTAAGTTCTGCAGAACTTCCGTAGTAGTTCTTCCAGTCGCTCTCAGACGTAACCTTGCGTTTCCCACCTCTAGGCTTTCGACGCTGTGTAAAATATTTTCTTCCGATGTATTGCTTACCCGACTGGAGATTTGTAATACGGTAGACGAAACCGAAGAAATCGTTAATGTCAGCAGAAGTAAAAGCTGTACCCTTATAGGTCCAGGGGTTCTCATAACTTCCTTCCAAAGTTTCTTCATTAGTCTTGGTATCCATCATCGTCATCACCACTATACCATTGATCCCCATTCTTGTCAAGGTAAGAATCTTTATCTGCGTATACTTCTACCTTTAATTCTGTTAATAAATCTTCCAACTGATCAATTAATATTTTCAGTTTTCCTTTTTGCATAAAAAATATCCCCGATTACATTATGTAGTCAGGGATATAGTTTGATAAGTAAGTGACTTAAGAAACGAGTGCTACCTTCTTGGTAACTTTGAGACCACGATACATGAGATCATGATTTCTGTTCTGCTGTGCTTCTTCAAGCACTGCCTTACGATACTCAGTGGTATCGTACTCGTTTCCACGATAGATGACTTTTGCCATTGTTTTTACTCCTAAAGTAGTTGGGTTTTTAATCCGTTCCTTTAGTCGGCGTTTGCGTCCCAGTCACATTCGATTGTACTATCCTTAACGATCTGAATCATTTCAGCTCGTGTTTCCTCCGAGATCCTATAGGACTGCATCTTTGTGATGAGTTCAGTAGCATCAGGACAGGCTAAGACAGAGGCAATTAGAAAAGTCATAGGGATGAACGATCCGTTCCGCGTCGGCTTACTTGCGTCTCCTTTAGAGATGAACGTATAGGTATGTTAGCATACCCATATTATATAGTCAACCATTTTCGTATCTTTTAATACTTTTTTCCCATTCTTGTAACGAACTGCTACAGTCTGGGGGTTCTGGATCCTTAATTCCCTTGATCTTCTTCCATTTATTATGCAATGCACCCATCATCCATGACTGTGCAAGGCTTTTAGGACCATTCTCTAATAGATCAAGTTCATACTTGCTACTAGTGTATGCTTTATATTCTTCTCTCCAATTAGTATCATCCACCAGAAAATGTATCCCAACTTTGTTCTGCAGCATCAATGTATGCTCGTTTTAACTCTTCTATATCCCACTCTATTTCAGAGTTTGAATCCTGCGAAGGTGTCTTGTTCGACATCTTGTTTGATTCCTCCGACGACATAGGATTCGATTTCTGTTTCTTGTGGTGCATTCTGTTGACCCTTAGAGTTTAACCAGTACTGTGTCCATGGTAAAGGATTATTTCTAGCACCAATATCATAGATAGGATCTAATCCTATCGCTTTCATCCTACGGTTAGCAATGAACTCAACGTACTGTGATAGTAATTTCTCATTCAGTCCTATCATACTACCATCCTTGAAGAGATACTCAGCCCATGCCTTCTCTTCATTGACGGCATCCTTATACATTTCTATTACGTTTTCCCGTTCTTCGTCAGCGATGACCACCATTTCTGGATCGTCACCTTCTTGCCAGTTTTTGAGGATCTGTTGAGTAAGGACAAGATGTTGGCTTTCATCTCTGGCGATAAGAGAGATAATTTTAGCTGATCCTTCCATAATCTTGAGTTCACCAAATGCAAACGAGCAAGCGAAGGAGACATAGAACCTAATGCCCTCAAGAATGTTGACGTTGACGATTGCTCTATAGAGTTTTCTTTTGAGTTCTTTCCTGTCATAAGTTCCGTTGGGGTGCCCTTCCGTGGCCATTCTCCAGAGGTTCCCGCTGTCATATTCGTGTGCATGGTTGATAAGATCATTATAGGCTGAAGTTACTGAGTCTGCACGACTTAATATCCTTTCATCCCCTAGTACAGTGTCGAATACCTCACCTGGATCAGGGTATACGTTCTTTATAATGTATGTATAGGATCTACTATGGATCATCTCCATTAGCTGCCATACATTCATTGCTCCCTCCAATTCTGGAAGAGAGCAATAAGGCATGAAAGCCATACCAGGTGCACGACCCTGTACACTATCTAGCATAATCTGATACTTTAAATTAGAAGTATAGATATGTTTCTGTTCTTTTGTCAGTGTCTTATAATCTGCTCTATCTTTCTGAAGCGATACCTCTTCAGGTCTCCAGAAATATCCTAACTGTTGTTGTGTTAGTTTATCAAAGACTGGATACTTATATTCATCATACCTTTGGAGACCTAGTGGTTGTCCAAAGAACATGGGTTGCTTCTTAGTATCAACAGGGTTGGTATT